CGGCCGTGCGCTGCTGCCTTGCACCCCAACGAGTTCAGGATAGCCGGCCTGCCGTGCGTTCCAACCCCGCACCGTCTCAGCTAACACGATGCGCTCCACCGCTGGCGGGTGACTGTTCGGCGTAAAGGTCACGGCGATACCGCGCGGGTTGCTCGTCCAATAGGAAGGTATGCCGTTCGCGTCCAGGCGCATGAGGTAGCGCCCTAGCCGTGCCTCAACGTGGTACAGCGCTGAGTCAAGCAGCACCCCATTCTCTACCACGCTTTGCACATCTTGCGCGCCTGGGGCCGGGAGGTAGAGCATGGTATCTCCCGGCCCGTCCACGTAGTACACGGCGGTATCCCCGTCGAACTCGAAGTGCATGATCTGAATCGCGGTATCGGTTGCGGCCGTGATCTCATCCCCGATCGCCGCTTTCGTCGCGTAGTCAGCCGTTTCGAGCGTCAGGGCAGAGAGAACGCGCTCTACCGAAGTGTACTGTTGCATCCCTGGTTATCCCTTTCGTGCTTTCGGCTCATCTGCTGCGGCTGCGAACGCATCAGCCGGGATCGTGCCGGTGCAATCGACCATCAGCCAGGGCCGGATCGCCAGCACAACCGCGTCAATCTCACCGCGGAATGTGACGATGTTCGACTTGAATCCCAACGTCTCGGTTGACTCGACACTCAGCGCATCGCCGATGTAGAGCCGTACCGCCATCGCCCAATCACCCACCAGCGCGCGGCCGGCCGGCATCACCGACGACTTGACCAGGCGATACCCGGCGAACGAGTTCGGCGTTGAGATGGTGTTGTATTTGTTGTTCGCCCACTCGTACTGCATCAACTGCGATACATTGGTGGGATTGACCACGATCGCGTCAACCGTGCCGCCGGCCCCTTCAACGGTTGCGATCGCGTTGAAGATTTGCGCGACCAGATCGGCGCCGGTTCCAGCCTGGGTGATCTGACTGAGCAGGCCGTTCATCATCGGCGCTACGCCGGTGCCGTTGATGATGCGATTCTCAAGGATGCGGAGTACACCCTCCGACATTTCGGCTTCAATCTCACCGCGCAGCTCCGGCATGTAGTGCAGCTGCTGTCTGACGACTTCTTTCCAATGCGCGATCGTGCTCATCGTGACAGACAGGATCGTGCCGGCATTGGTCGATTCAGGCTTGGCTGTTCCCCACGGTACCTCAGTGGCCGCGTTCGTGAAGGTCAGCGGAAGGTAGTCGATGTGGTAGCGGTTGGAGACGGTGGTATTGATCAGGTCAAGAATCGGGTGACGGGTCAGCGTGGTAAACGAGTTGATGACCTGCACATCCGGCCCGGTCAGGCCAGGATTCGTGACCTGGAACGCGGCCTTCGACTCAAATGGATAGAGCGTGTTGATCGGTACCTTTTCACGGATAGGCATCCCGTCACGGATCGCCCGCTGAAATGACTTGCGCTCAGTCATCACGTCAAACCAACTCATGCCGGGCTTGATCTGCTCGATCGTTCCATTGGGCTGGGTTGGTCCGTCATAGCGTGCTTTGACCTCAAGCTCTTGATCGTCAAGATTCTTGAACTCGGCTTCAACCGTCAATGACTCTTGATACTGTTCTTCGGCCTTCTTGTGCTCAGCCGCCAGTGACTTCAACTCAGTGATGAGTTCCAGTTGGCGGGCGGCTTCTTTGTCCGATGGTTGGGCGATCTCGCGGAGTTCTTTGAGTTCGTCATTGAGTGGCTTCATTTCAACGCGTAGCCGTGCAGCGCGTGCGCTCATTGGGACACCTCCAGAATGGTAGCGACTTCGGATAACAGCGCGTCCACTTCGGAGGTGAGTGCCGAGAACGGCGAGTCGGGCTCCACAAGCGGGGTATAGATACCGCCCAGCGATACCGCCAGGGCGATGATCTCATTCAGGGTAGACAGATCGGCGTGCTGACCGTGCCGCCAGCCGGCCTTATACTCGGTCAGGTAGTCCATCAGTGTTTTCAGGCCGAGTGTGCGGGTTGTATCGTTCGCAGCGTGACCAGGTAACACGGTCGAAATCTCAAAGAGTACAAGCTCTTTGATGACCCGCGCCTTGCGGCCGTCCTTGAAGGTTTTGCGCTCAGCGTCTATCACCTTATAGCCGAAACTGGCCTGGTATCCGATGCCGGCCTTAATGCCTTCAAAGATGGACCCCGCATGTCCGGTCGTCAGATAGCGCGAATGACTCACCATGCCGCCCGTTGCATCAGGATAGGCTTCTCGAATGTCCTGGGGGAGTTCGTGCTTCTTTATGGCTTCCAGGGCCAGCACATTTGCTATAGCAGGCGCGTTCAGATCGTGCATGAACAGATGCGGTATCTTGCCACTGCGACGATCGATGGACCGCTTGAACGCCGAGACTTCGGTGATATCCCCAACCGAATCAAGGTTATCCACCGAGAACAGCATGGCAACGTCGCGGTTATCGATCGACAGCGTCGCCGATACCGGATCGGCTTTATATTCCATCTGCTCAGTGTTTAGGGTTTGCAGGGCGGTCAACGCCGCGGCCGCGCGTGTCTCATCATCCATCGCTCACCTCTTGACGCGCTGGTAGCTCTAAGAGCGCCGGTCGCTCCGGCTGGCGGTCTGCCTTGAATACATCGCCGTCCGGCTCTGGCGGGAGTTGCAACACCGCGCGGTATTCATTGAGCTTGACCGCCCCGGCGTCATAAGCCGCGCGGAATTGCTCGACTTTGGCCGCTATATCCTCCTGGTATGGTCCCAGGCCTGATGGGTCAAATCTGCACCGGACCAGGCCCAGCAGCACCGCATCTTCTGATTCGTACTTGGTGAGAATCGCCCAGTTGATAAAGTTCTCCCACTCACGCAGCATCGGCAGGGCGGTTGCATCCCAGAAGCTTGACCAGGCCTCTTGCAGATTCGAGTAGGTTGCTTTGAGCAGCCCGGCATAGGAGTAAATAATCAGCGGTGGGACGCCGAAACACATCGCTATGCGGGTTTCGATGTACATACGCAACGTCTCGTTATCCAACTCGTCCAGGCTCACGCCGATACGCTCATAACTCAGGATGCGCGGGTCAAGCACCGCTGGCGTACCTGTCGCCGTGCCGTTGATGCCCCACAGCTTGCGCCACACATCGCGGAACGCATTGGTTGTTTCGGAATCCCATTCGTCCCGCGTTTTGACGATGCCGGTTGGCACGCCGGACCCGGCAAAGAATGAGCGCAGAAAGTCATTCGCTACTTGATCAGCTTCAACGGCCCCGAGCGCGGCGATGAGTGGCGGCACGTCAGCCCACAGCACCGCCCGGCGCGTGATCAGGTCATCAACGCCGAATCGCACGGTACGCGCCTCTGGAGGTTGCCACGTATACCCGGTGAGAATGCCGCCTTCGTATTCCTCTTTGACATAGACCGGATTCAGCGGGTTCAGACCGGCCAGCCGGCGGCCGACATACAGCGGCTCGATATAGACTCTGCCGATCGAATCGTAGGATGCCTCAAGCGATCGCCAGAAGGACGGCGTATCGATGTTGGGACCAGGCCGCCGCAAGAGCGCGGTGAGTTCGTGGTCATCATCCACGAGGTAGGAGCCGTCCGCCTGCTTGCGTTCAACGAGAAACTTCGGTTCGATTAAGGCTTTTTGGCGCTCCTTCATGCAAGCAAAAACAATTTCATTCAGGCTCATCTGTTGCAGGAGCGTTGCCGGCGAATCGTCAAGCATCCGGGTTTGTGTGCCGTCCAGTCCCACATCCCAGCCGCGCAGCTCCCGGCCCCGAATGAGTGAAACGCCCGTAGCCGCGTGAGAGCGCATGGCCCCGCCCACGGCGCTGAACGTCGCATCCAACGATCGGCCCGTCGCGGCTTTGACCAGGCGGTTAGCGGTATATCTCATCATGAGAGGCCATGCCCCGCTGAATAGTGGATACCGAGATCCACGGCTGCAAATACCATCGCGTCAAGCCGGTTGGGACTCTTGCCCGTACCATCGAATGACACAAGCTCATCCTCCAGGTCACTGAACACGCCGGCCATATGAAAACGGCCATGCTCGGAGAGGGATGCAACCGGATCGGCCCGGACCAGCTTCCCGCGCGATGAGTGCACGAGCTGGACATGGGGAGCACCTGGGACCGTTTCGATCGTGGCAGAGCACATCTCCCCTCCGAAATTGGATTCGGCCACGATACGATTTGCACCAAAATCATGGTAGGCCTTGACCGCCCGCGCAGCCCAGGTTGCCGGACTACCGTTGACCGTATAGTCTGCAAGTACATAGCCGTGGCGGTTGGCATCCTTGCCACAGACCACGATCCCACAGGCATCCCCGCCAGTAGATCCGGTTGGGTCCACGCCCACGGTGATGCTGATGAGGTCCGGTATCCTCGTCACGCGGGTATCGTCCAGGAGCTTGCGGGTCCACAAGGCGCCCGGTACATCGTCCAGAAACACGCCGTCGATCTCTTGCCGGGCCATGCGCGCGGTATAGACCTGTTCGAGCGATGCCACAAAGCCGGGAGGTAAGTAGCGATTCTCACGGGTTGACGAGGTGATGAGTTCGTAGTCTGGTCCACTCTGCACAACCTTCGATAACCAGTTCATGCCGCGCGGCGTTGACGTGGCCCAGGCCCGGCCGGGGTTCAGTCGCAGCCGGCCAATCATCACGTTCCATGCTTCCACGTCCATCATGGCCGCCTCGTCCAGATAGAACCAGCCGAGGTTGGGACCACGCAACCGATCGGGATC